TGCTACCTTAATGGCCGTGGCACCGGTCGAGTCCAGCTCAGTTGTGTTAAACTCCACCAACGGAATTGAAATGCCGATGGAATTGATTTCTGTGAAGGAATCGAAAGCTGGATCGTTTGTACAGGTCGTGCCAGAGTACAAACGTCTAAAGAATCGTTATCAAATGATGTGGGATCAAAAGGACTGTATTGACTACCTAAAGACCTCCTGTGTATTGGCCGCATATATCGATCAAAGTTTGAGTACAAATACTTTTTATAATCCTGCGCACTTTGCCGGTGGCAAAGTTCCCGGAACCTTAATTGCCAAAAATCTAATGTTGGCTTACAAATGGGGTTTAAAAACTGTATACTATAGTTTAATCAACAAGGTTGGTTCCAAAGCCAGTGTAACAGGAACTAATGTTATTCAGGTGAATGGACATGCTACGGGTATTATGACATCAGATAATGCAATTATATACCAAGCAATTGAAGATGACTGCGAGGCCTGCAAATTATGAGCAAAGAACAATACAATTTAACCAAACAAACAAACTATCTAAAGCGTAAGATGTTCTTGGATCCAGAAGGTCCAGTTACAGTACAACGCTTTGAAGAAGTCAAGTATCCTAAGATTGCTCGTTTTGAAGAACTAGCACGTGGCTTCTTTTGGGTACCAGAAGAAATTAGTCTTACCAAGGACAAGATGGATCACAAGGATGCCAGCGATGCAGTCAAGCATATCTTCACCAGCAATCTACTGCGTCAAACTGCATTGGATAGTATCCAAGGCCGTGCTCCTAATCAAGTGTTTAGTCCTGTTATCAGTATCCCAGAACTTGAAGCACTAGTAAGTAACTGGAGTTTCTTTGAGACTAACATTCACAGTAAGAGTTATAGTCACATCATTCGTAATGTCTATGGTGTACCTAAAGAAGAATTTAATAAGATACACGACACCAAAGAAATTGTAGATATGGCCGCCAACATTGGTCGTTACTATAATGACCTACATAAATTAAATTGCCAAAATGAATTGTTACCGATTGGTATACCCGAAGAGGAACATATCAAAGCAATTTGGTTAGCATTAAATGCAAGTTATGCACTAGAGGCATTGCGTTTTATGGTTAGCTTTGCTACAAGTTTGGCCATGGTTGAAAATAAAATCTATATCGGCAATGGTAACATCATTAGTTTGATTCTACAGGACGAATTATTGCATACTGAATGGACTGCTTGGCTGATCAATAATGTTGTCAAGGACGACGATCGTTTTATTAAAGCTAAAGAATCTTGCGAAGCAGAAGTATATCAAATGTATATGGATGTTATTCGTGAAGAAAAAGAGTGGGCAGATTATTTGTTTAGCAAAGGACCGGTTATTGGACTTAATGCGACTATTCTACGCGACTTTGTTGATTACACAGCATTTACTAGATTAAAAGATATAGGTATCAAGTACCTTGGGGAACATCCTAAGAGTAGCCCAATTCCTTGGTTTAATCGTCATGTTGACATTAACAAGAAACAAACTGCCCTACAGGAAAATGAATCAACTAACTATGTTATCGGTGTAATGAGTGATAATGTTAGTTACGACGAACTACCAGATTTATAAAAGGATAAAAAAATGAAAGCTATTTTATGGTCAAAGTATCACTGCCCCTATTGCGATCAGGCCAAAAACCTATTGCAGGCACGTGGTATTCCATTTGAAGAAAAGAAAATCGGAGACGGATATAGTAAAGACGAATTGTTAGAAGCAGTACCTAATGCTAGAACAGTACCCCAGATCTTTATCGATGATCAATTAATTGGCGGATTCTCAGAACTAAGGGAGTATCTAAATGGCTGATGATACAATAACCATCGATAGTGCTAGCATTGAATTAGAAAATATGTATAGTAGCAGTAGCATGACCTACGGAAATATCACTACAGGTATCGGAAGTATAGGATCAGCCGGACAATTCTATACAACCAATGGTACTGGTAACAGCATATGGACCACTTCTCCATACATCGTTAGTACCAATAATACTGGTACTCCTAGTCTCAGCGTTACGGGTGACGCAGATTTTGCAGGGGATGTTAAAATCAAAGGACGCAGTTTAGAAAAACTATTAACTACAATAGAAGATAGACTTGCTATACTTTCAGAACCAGACCCAGAAAAATTAAAAAAGTTTGCGGCATTGAAAAAGGCCTATGACAACTATAAACTATTAGAAAAGTTAATTGGTGATGACTACAAAGATGAACCAAAGCCCTGATCCAAAAATTGCTTTATTAGAAAAGCAATTAAACACAGCTCTAAGGCAGGTATCTGAACTAGGAAAACGAGTTAATTATCTCGAAAGAGAAAATGCTCGTCGACGCGGCGAAGTTGGGCAAATTGCTGGTCACTTAAATAGGAAGTGATATGGAATCAATAAAAGAATTCTGTAATCGGCATAGTATTCGAGTTCTCGATACAAATAAACGAGCAAGCAAATATCACAAAGTTAATATAAATTACTTTAAAGACCCGCTGGATTTTAATAGGGTCTACGAAGATATTGTGTTTGATAGTGAACCATTATATACTGTAGAGATTGCCGAAAGCGAGTTAGAACGAGTTGCAGATTTTGAAGCACAAGTCTTTAACCATATGACACAGCAAGGACATTACAGAATGTTTGAAATTCTTATGGAGCAAAAAGAACGCGAGAATTATCTAAAAAATAAATATCCCGCAGTAAAAAAAGCATACGAACATTACAGTCTCATACTAAAGTTGGCAGAGTCTGGAGAATTATAAAAGGAACAATATGTTAATACAAAAACCAATAGCCGAAGGCGATGTAGTCAGTATCAAGTTAATCAACGGAGATGAGCTGATTGCTCGGTTGTCAAAAGACGATCAAACCGGTATCACAATCAATCGTCCATTGGCATTGACCATGCAAGGTGGAGGTCTAGGAATGGTGCCCTGGGTGTTGCTTGGAGACAAAGATGATATCGTATTAAACAGGAACCATGTATTTGCTATGGTGCCTAGTAAAAAAGATGCCGCAGATCAATATCTAGCAGGCACCACAGGAATTGCACTTAGCTAATAGGGGACATATATGCCTGTAGAATACCCACAAGTAATCATGGCCATTAAGACATGGATGGGCAATCATAAAACAACTCCCTCTCCGTCATCTCAAATCGACGGACAAGATGCTGTTAAAAAAAGCGGTGGTATGGATTACCTTAGGGCGGCTATAAGTGACGGAATATCCGTAGCAGTGAGCGCAGGGCTTGCCTTTACTACCGGGGGAGCTGAAGGAGCCGGGAAATATCTAGATAGTTTGCCACCAGCAGTTAAAGAACCTATACTGGGGTTAAAGGACAGTCTCGGAAAACTAACAGATGGTCTCGGCAGTACCAGCATAGGTGAATCCTTTAAATCTTTTTCAAGCACCTTTATTAATCCAATATCTGATTCGATTGACGGATTTAAAGCCGGACTCAATTTAAGTTCTACAGAATTAACCGATCTTAAAACCTATTACTCGCAGGACGCAACTATTTCGTCTGCTCTTGATTCTGCATCTGTACAATTTGGCAATATTGTAAGGTCGGGATTTGATACGGTTAAATCATGGTCGGACGGGCTGACTTTGGGTACTGGCGATTATACTCTTACCAATGCTATCAGCGATACTAATGATGCTTCTGCCAAGTTCTTAGAAAACTATGTGGGCATTACCAAAGCGCCTGCACTAACTGACCTTGTAGGAATTATAGCAAAAGATCATCTCATGACCGATTTAGATAATGCAATTGTCAAAGAAAAAGAAGCAAGAGTTAAAGATTTAACAGTTCCAGAAAACTTTGCCGCTTGGGAAAGTGCTAGGGACGAAGTATATGCAACACATGCGGCAATACAAGAAGAAGTTGCCAATAATCAAGCCGCTGTGGCCAAACTTGTACAACAACAAACAGTATTAGATGGTATTGGACAGGTGTCTGCCGCACATAGCCAAATTGAAGATCCCGAAGCGTTGTCTATTTACGAAAGTACATTACATCCGAATGTGCTGTCTACTACAAAACAATTTTCCGGATTACTGAAAAATAAATCTACACCAACAATTCCGGAAGTTGATACTCCTACATAAATTGGTAAAATCAATAGTTGACATAGACTCCGAATCAGCGTATAGTTAACGCATAGGAGAAACTTATGTCAACTCAAAATACTTTAGATAACCTGGGCAACTACTGCAAGCAAAGTAGCGGTGATTTTCAAATCTGGTCTGGCAAGAGCGGAACTTACTACTGGAATAGAGGCAAAGATACTGCTTCCGGGCTGGTCAATGGCGTTGTCCGAAAACTAGCAGGCATCGAATCCGGTGGCAATAAAATCTGGGTAGTCGCAGGATCATTTAAAATTGCTCCCGACGGCACTATTCTTAGATTTACTGGCCTACCCAAAGCTGTACAAAAACAGTTAAGCACATCAATTGTTCTTCCAATAGCTCAGAATGATACAGTTACAGTTTAATATTCAAAACCCTTGGGGCAACGACTTTAAAAATGTTCGTTGCTGGGCAGGAGATTTGCCCATTAAACACAAACATTGGGAATTTGAAATACTTAAAAGTACTGATATTGTTAATGTACAATTTTCAATATCCATTCGCAGGGATCATGCAGGTATGAATTTTGAATTGGCCTTGTTTGGTTATGGAATTCATTTTATGATTTATGACGGTAGACATTGGAATTGGGCATCTGGTTCTTGGGAGACTTATAAATGAGTATGCATCTCGAAGGTCCGTGGCTTAGTACCACAGGCAAAAAGAAAAGTAAACGTAAATTCGCAAGTGCAGAACATGCACGAAAGGCTAGAGAATTGGACGAGTCGTGGAAAGAAATCCAAAAGCGTTGGGGTATTGAGGCAGAAGAAAAGAAACGTACTCGTGCGCTCAAGGCTCCTAGTCTTACCGGCAATTACAGTTTGAGTATCCCCGAAGGTCGAAATACTACTGCACATCTAAAAAGTGTAGATACAGGACTGGGTAATGCCACTTTGGCTCCTGCTAAAGTTTATACAGGAACAAAAGTTCTAGGTATTGCTACTATGCATAAATCAAATGCAGTTCCCGTCTTTAGCGATGACCAGGCTAAAGACATATCAAAAATGCGTCGATAAATATCCTCATATGAAACCATCATTAAATGACAAATTAATAGCATATCTAGTATTACTCAGTGGACTAGCAATTTCGGCGGTAGCCGAATACTATTCCATTATGGGTTTGATCGCTATCTATCCAGCCGCACTTATTCCTATTGTTATTATGGGTGTGGTGTTAGGACTAGGTAAGATCAGTGGTACAGTATGGCTCAAACAAAATTGGGAATGGTCGCCATTCTTTCTCAAGGCCTACGTATTACCTGCCATTGTTGCCTTAATGTTAATTACCAGTCTAGGTGTATTTGGCTTCCTAAGTAAAGCACACAGTGACCAAAGTCTAGTCAGTGGCGATGTACAAAGTAAGATTGCTGTTTACGATGAAAAGATTAAGATAGCAAAGGACAATATAGATGCAAACCGTAAATCACTTAAACAGATGGATGAAGCTGTGGACCAAGTTATGGGTCGAAGCAGTGATGAAAAAGGTGCCGACAAAGCTGTTGGCGTTAGACGCAGTCAACAAAAAGAACGTGCCCGCCTTCAATCTGAGATCCAGGCCGAACAGAAAACTATTAGTGCTCTTTCAGAAGAACGTGCGCCAATCGCTGCCGAGGTCCGTAAAGTAGAAGCCGAAGTTGGCCCGATAAAATACATCGCACACTTGCTCTATGGTGAGAATCCAGATGCCAACATCTTGGAGAAAGCTGTTATCTGGGTAACTGTGCTGATTGTTATTGTCTTAGATCCACTAGCAGTTGTGTTATTATTAGCAAGCCAGTATAGTTTCCAACGCTTCCGTGAGCAGGAAGAGCAGGTCACATGGATCGATGATCAAGCAGAAGAAATAACAGAAGCGTTCAATCAACCGCAAGTTGCTGACGAAATATTAGCACAAGGTGTTACTAATAGTGATCCAGCAGACAACGTACCAGTAGTTGATGTCGTGACCACTGTTACAGAAAGTACAGCTAATATAGTAGACGATGCATTAAATGTTATCCGCCCTACTATCAAATATCAATTCTTAGATGAAATACATGAGGAAGAAGCACCTCCCCCAGTTACAATTACACATGAATATCTAAATAAACCTTTTACACACTTTGAAAATCTTAAACCAATGGTGGCTCCTAAGCCGGGTGAAGATACGATCATCGCAGACACCAAACCTGTAGATCCGTACGATGATAAAGGTATTGATTGGGACAATATTCCTCCAGAACAAGAGTATATCACTGTTGATGGTTCTCGTATGCATGTTAAAGCGGCAAGAGAAATGCATGGACCTAAACATATTAGATCAAACGATACCTACGTACAAAACGAAGAACAGCAAGAAAGTGGCCTTTGGAATAAAGTTATTTCAGAGCAAGAGTACAGAGACAAACTAGAAAAAAATAAAAATGAGCCTACTCCTAACATTAATAACCCCTCCTGATATCTTTGAAAATGATAACCGCAGTATCTTTTTAATTAATCTCACAGAAAAAGAACAAGACGAAGCCACCAAGTGGCTTTCAGATTGTACACTTGATATAGAACTAAACATATACTTTTATCAGCACGAGCCCAATGTGGTATGGTTTTTGCATGCCATGGCCAACTCAAGTCATAAGTATATAAACCTTGATAACACTCGTGGTATGAGTGAAATGTTAAACGGCTATATATTAAGTAAATCGTCTGTGTATTATTCAACTTCGGATAAAAATCAGGTAGCAGTATACAGTCATATTAATCAAAATAAAGTTGATAACATCAAGGCATTTTTTGAAAGAGTGCTAAGTGAAAACGAACAATGATGATCACCACTGCGACTTCTGCGGAAAGAGCAAACAAGATGTTGAAAAATTAATAGTAAGCGACCAAAGTGCTATCTGTAATGATTGCGTAGATCTATGTGTTGATATACTCAAGGATGAGAAGGTTAAAAAGTTTCCACTCGATGAAACAAAGCAGATCTTTAATCCGGTAAAAATTAAAGATTACCTCGATGATTATGTTATCGGGCAAGACGAAGCAAAAATAAGTTTAAGTGTTGCAGTATGCCAGCACTTCAAACGCATCAATAATCCCAACAAAGAAATCGAATTAGAAAAGACCAATGTGCTTTTATTGGGTCCGACTGGATGCG